AACGCACGCAAGCGCACCAATCAATCCGCCACGCTGATTGAAGAATCACTTAAACGCTACGGTGCTGCACGCAGCATCGTTATCGACGAAGAAAACCGCATCCTTGCAGGCAACGGCACCATTGAAGGTGCCAAAGCCGCAGGCATCAAAAATCTGCGCGTCATCGAAACTGACGGCACTGAAATCATCGCCGTCAAACGCACAGGCTTATCTGAAGAAGAAAAAGTCGGTCTTGCTCTAGCTGATAACCGCACAAGCGACCTGTCTGACTGGAATGCAGACATGCTCAAACAGCTCAGCGAAGAGCAAGACATTACGCCTTGGTTTGACGATGAAGATCTAGCAGAAATCATTGGTGAAGTTGAACAGCTACCAGCTGAAGGATTAACAGACGCTGACGACGTACCCGAACCGCCCGAAGACCCCATCACCAAACCAGGTGACCTCTGGGTGCTTGGTGATCACAGGTTGCTTTGTGGTGACAGCACCAACCCGCAGCACGTCGAACGCCTAATGGATGGCAAGAAGGCGGACATGGTATTTACAGATCCGCCGTATGGCGTTGAATACGACTCAGGCTGGCAAAACAAATTTGGTCAAATAAAAAACGACGACACCATTCTTGAAGTCGCTCCCATCATCTGGCAATTCCTTGCTGATGATTCAGCCGCATTTGTTTGGACATCGCATCACGTCTATCCCATCTGGCGTCAGCAGTTTGATTCCTTCTACAAGCAGACTCTCATCTGGGCGAAGGGTGGTGGTGGCATGGGTGATCTTGAAGGACAGTATGCACTCGACTACGAGATGGCACTTTTCTGCGCCAAGGGCTCTCCCAAGTTTCAAGGCAAACGAGGCATGGCTGTCTGGGACATTGCAAAAGATCGCGCTTCTGAATACGTTCATCCCACGCAAAAGCCCGTTGCATTGGCGGAACAAGCACTTGCTGACTTCACCAAAGCAAGGCATGTCGTACTTGACCTTTTTGGCGGTTCTGGCACCACTCTTATTGCCTGCGAGAAAACCAGCCGCCACTGCCGCATGATGGAACTATCCCCCGCCTACTGCGATGTCATCGCCAAACGCTGGGAAGACTTCACCGGCAAAACCGCTACCTGTGAACCTTCTGAGGCACACTTTGATCAGGAGGAAAACTTCTAATGGCAGCTCGTAACTCATACCAAGGCCAAGCAGTCGAACGCGCTAAACGCTTCGCACGCATCATCGCTAACGGTGGCAGGCGCTCTGACTGCCTTCGCTACGCAGAAGAAAACTGGGGGGTTAAAGCCAGCTCCTGCGATCGTTACCTCAAAATGGCCCGTGATCAGCTAAAAGCTGATTGGGACATTGAACGCCCGCAGATGATTGCTGATCTGTTGTCACAGTGTTCAACATTGCAAATGGAAGCAAGGCGTGCTGGTCAATATCACATAGCCTTAGGGGCAATCAACACCGCTGCCAAGCTGGCTCAACTGTGTTCGTGACTGACGAAAAATTCTGGTATGAGCACTTGCCCGAGACTGATATGTATCGCGTCTGGATGAGCGTTGATGGTGTCAGTTCACACTGTCATGTCAGCAGTATGCACCTGATCGACGAGAAGCGCGGACAGCTTCGTGAGGCTTGTTTGCGTAAGTCTTATGAGGCATTTGATCGTTGAGCATTCTTGATCATGCTCCATTGGGTCATATCCTGGGCGATGCGTCAGGTTTAGATACTGATGCCTTGCTGGCTCAGATGAAGGCAGACTTGCACCCTGGTCAGCTTGCTTTTGTTGACGATGAAACCAGCCAAATTTTGGCAATCTCTGCAGGCTACGGCGCAGGCAAAACGAGAAGCCTTTGCAGTAAAGCTGTATCACTCGCAATTGCTAATCAAGGCTATGTGGGCTGTGTTATGGAGCCAACAGGACCGCTAATCCGTGATATCTGGTTGACGGACTTTGATAATTACCTTGAAGCGTACGAAATACCTTATACATTTAGGGCATCACCACTGCCTGAGTATGTGCTGCATCTGCCGAAGGGTGATACAAAGATTTTGTGTCGTAGCTTTGAAAATTTTCAGCGCATCATTGGTTTAAACTTGGCATTTTGCATTAGTGATGAGATCGATACCGTAAATTACTCTGTTGCATCAAAGGCGTTTCCTAAAATTCTTGGTCGTCTTCGCTCCGGTGTAGTAAGGCAGTTTGCTGCTGCATCCACGCCAGAAGGCTTCAAATGGCTTTACAACGAATTTGGTAGCCCTGATGCACTTGCGCGTGATGATCGCAAGCTGATCAAAATGAAGACGACGGATAACCCACATCTGCCGGATGATTTTGTCGAACGCTTGAAGGCTAATTACGATCCAAGTTTGCTGAAAGCTTACCTTGACGGTGAGTTTGTGAATCTAAACACCGGCCAGGTCTATGACAGGTTTGATCGTGAAAAGCACGTCATAGACAGCGTTTCTACAGGTGATGAACCTATTCATGTTGGCGTTGACTTCAACGTTGGAAACATGTCTGCTGTGATCGGTGTAAGACTGAATGACAAGTTTGTTGTCATTGACGAAGTGAGTGGTAGCCATGACACCGATACCCTCGCGCAAGAAATTAAGCGACGATATTCCAACCGTCGAATTTATGTCTACCCTGACGCATCAGGCGGAAACCGAAGCACGAACGCCGCGCAGACCGATATTCAAATCTTGGAAACCTATGGCTTCAGCAATCAATCCGGTAGATCAAATCCTGCCGTCCGTGATCGGGTGGCTGCTGTTCAAGCTGTGTTGGAAAATGGGAAAGGACAAGTAAGGCTGCAAGTCACAAAGAACTGTAAGCGGACGATTGAATGCCTTGAGCTGCAAAGCTACACAGAAAAAGGCGATCCTGACAAGGATGCAGGATACGATCATATGAATGACGCGCTTGGTTATGTAATCTGGCGTTTGTTCAATCCACTGCACGCAAGATCAGGTCGTGGCACGGGAATCAGGTTGTACTAGACAAGCTGTCGCATATTTGTTACCTTTGCATTGTTCTATTCTTTCAAACATGCTTACCGGCACTGAGCTTCTTGAAAAGGTCCGTCACCTTAAGGATCATGGCAAGTCTGATATCGTACGGGCTTGTGGTTACGTCTCCCATAAGCAGGACGGTAGCGAGCGTTTAAACTTCACCGCTTTCTATGAAGCATTGCTTGACGCTAAGGGTGTAGACCTTGGCCAACCTAAATCGCCTGGTCGCAACCTTACCTACAAAGCAAAGCTGCATTCTGACGGCAAGGTGATCATTGGCAGTGCTTACACCAAAAAAATGAAGCTTGACCCCGATACCGTTTTTGATATTGAGGTTGGTCGCACTAAAGTGATCCTTACGGCTAAGTCTGCGCTTGCTGCTACTGCAGAGGTCTAAACTGTTGCCATAGGCTTGTGAGATTGCGCCGTGTATTCCGGTTACAACTTCTATGACCGTCAACGTGCGGCAAAGGTCTCACAAGTCAACGATCCAAATGCAGCATGGGTAAATCAAGAGCCGCATTGGATCCTGATTGAAGATTTGCAAGGCGGTAGCTATGAGATGCGCCGCAAGCATCGGCGTTATTTGCCGCAAGAACCGCGAGAACTAGATGAAGCGTATGACAACCGTCTAGCTCGCTCAACTTGTCCGCCTTACTTTGTGCGGCTTGAGCGGATGCTTGCAGGTATGTTGACTCGCAAACCTGTCAGGCTGAATGATGTTTCAGACACCATTCGTGAGCAGTTGTTTGATGTAGACCTACAGGGTAATGATCTTAACGTTTGGTGCTATGAAACAGCTCGTCGCTGCATACGTTATGGCCATGTGGGTGTGTTGGTCGATGCTCCTGCTGCTGGGAGCAACGGCAGACCTTATTGGGTAACTTACACGCCACGTGAAATTTTAGGCTGGCGCACTGAGCTTGTTGACGGCGCTCAAAAGCTTGTGCAGCTTCGTTTGCTTGAAAAGGTTATTCAGGCTGATGGTGAATATGGCGAAAAGGAAGTTGAGCAAGTGCGAGTGTTAACGCCTGGTGGTTTTGAAATTCATCAGCGCGACACTAAAGGCGAACTAAAAAAAATCGAAGAAGGCACGACAAGCCTTGATTATATTCCGTTCACCGTTGCTTATAGCAATCGCGTTAACGTGATGGAATCACGCCCGCCGATGGAAGATATTGCGGAGCTGAATCTTAAGGCTTATCAGGTTCAATCTGACCTCGATAATCAGCTTCATATTTCAGCTGTTCCAATGCTTGCGTTTTATGGTTTTCCGTCTGCAGCAGAAGAGGTTAGCGCTGGTCCCGGTGAAGCTATTGCTTTTCCTGCTGATGGCCGTGCTGAATATATTGAGCCAGGCGGAAAAAGCTATGACGCCCAATTTAAGCGATTGGAGCAAATTGCAGGACAGATCAATGAGCTTGGATTGTCGGCTGTCTTAGGTCAAAAGTTAAGCGCCGAAACTGCAGAGGCTAAGCGTATTGATCGCAGTCAAGGTGATTCAACCATGATGGTGATCGCTCAAAATATGCAGGACATGATTGATAACTGCCTGCAGTATCACGCTGATTACTTGCAAGAATCTCAGGCTGGCAGTTGCTTTGTTAATCGCGATTTCTTGGGCGCTCGCCTTGAGCCTCAAGAGATTCAGTCATTGCTGCAGCTTTACACTGCAGGCACCATCACCCAGGAAACATTATTAAATCAGCTTGCCGAAGGCGAAGTGCTGGGCGATGATTTTGAAGTTGAAGCCGAGCTTGAGGCGACTCAAAACGGCGGTTTGATTGAGATGCAACAGCCTGAGGCTCAAGCATCTTCGTCTATGCCCGAGGCTTCGGCTGAACCCGAACAAGAGGATGAAATCCCGGCATGATGAAATGGTTGCGGAGACTGCTCAGGATGGATCATGAAATTGAGCGTCAGCGCATGTTGTACGTTAGTAAGCGTGAATTGCCTGAAGATACGTTTGCTGTCGTAAGGTTATCTTGGTTTAGCGAATATGGTATTGAGTCAATTGATGAGATCAAATTAATTTACGAAGATCAGGATGAGGAAGACATGATTCCTGAGTTTTCTATGATTGTTGCGCAAGCGCTAAAAGGTGGCGCTGATGTTTCTATTTTGACAGATATTGAGCCGGAGCTTTTAGGCTTCTTTGAGGAATGACAACACCGGCAAGCTTGTATCGTAACGCGATTGATCTTAATCGTTATAGCAACAGTGTTGCTAGGCGGATTATCAACGCTTACAACGATATTATTTTGGACAGTGTTGCGCAGCTTCGTGCAATTGAAGATCTTGATGAGTCTGTTAAGGCTGCTAGGTTACGGTCAATCCTTGCGCAGCTGAAGGAATCGCTTGCGACTTGGGCTGGTGATTCCTCGGAAATTATGGTGCCTGAATTGCAAGGCTTGGCTGAGTTGCAGTCTGAATTTGTAGAAGAGCAGCTTCGTAAGGTTTTACCTGCTGGAAGTCGCAGCCTTGTTAATACGGTAGAGATTTCGCCGCAGTTTGCGCAAGCTGTCGTTACGACAGATCCTACGCAGATCAATGTTGTTGCATTGTCTGATGATCTTGTTGCTGCAGTGCAAGGCGCACCGCAAACGTTTAGCTTGACTGCAGCGCAAGGCACGACTATAACGCTGCCTAACGGTCAAGTAGTTATTAAAGCTTTTCGCGGTATCGCTGAGAATCAGGCCGATCTTTTCGCGCAAGTTGTACGAAATGGTTTATTGACTGGAGAGACAACGGACAGCATTGCACGCAGGTTAAAAGGAAGGCTTCGCTTTGGACAACCTGGCAGCATCAGGCAAATTGCAGCCGCAGGCGGACAGGTCACGACTGTGGCGAATAATCAAGTGATGGCGCTTGTTCGTACAAGCATTAATCAAGTAAGTAACGCTGCATCGCAGCAGGTCTATCAAGCGAATCAAGACGTGACGAAAAAATATCGTTACGTTGCAACGCTTGACACGCGCACGTCTGCAATTTGTCGAGCACTTGATGGTCGAGAATTTGAATATGGCAAAGGGCCTCAACCCCCGCAGCACTTCAACTGCAGGTCAACAACTGTTGCTGTTGTTGATTACAAGGGTTTAGGTTTGACCCCACCAAAACCTGGCAGGCGAGCAAGCATGGATGGTCCTGTGCCTGCAAACGAAAGCTATGGACAGTGGCTGAGTAAACAGTCAAAAGCAACTCAGGCTGAAGTGCTTGGCGCCGAAAAGGTTGCTTATTTCACTAGGCTGTCAAACAAATATGGGCCAAAGGATGCCATCGCAAAAATGGTTCGCGATGACGGTTCAGAGCTAACGCTTGAGCAGCTTCGCAAGCGTTACGGGCGGATAAGCTGAAGCAACAGCAAAAAAGCAATGCCTTGTCTTGGCAGTTCATACATGCCTAAGGGCAAAAAGAAAAAGGGAGGCAAGAAAAAGTGAAGCGTGGTGATCGTGTCAGCTGGACCTACCAAGGTAAGCGCACTTACGGCGTAGTCACTAGCGTTGCCGGTGAGCGTGCAATGATCAAAGGCCCAACCGGCGGCAACATCGTTCGTGTTGGCAGCAAAGACGATCCTGTGATTCGGATCAAGTCTGAATCAACAGGAAACCCAGTGCTTAAGCGTCAATCGCAATTGCGTAAAGCGCCAAAACGTTAATAGTGATATTATTTGACTGCAATTAACTCTACGAGTTATTTATGTCTGAAGAGCAGAATCAGCAGGCTACGTCTGTTGAAGGCGCCAGCCCTGATGAGATCGCAAAGCTGAGAAGCAGCATTGAATCTCTGGAAAAGAAAAATTTTGAGCTGATCGGCAAGCTTCAAAAGAAAGAGCTGATTGGTGAAGTGCCCGATGACTATCAGGCGCTAAAAGAATTTAAGCGTCAGGCTGAACAGTCAAAACTTGAGTCTGAAGGCAAATACAGCGAAGCTAGGCAAGCGCTTGAGCAACAGTTTCGCGAAGCTACAGCAGAAAAAGATCAACGCATCGCTGAGCTTGAAGCCCGCGTTAAAGAGCTAGAGCTAATTTCGCCTGCTGTTTCTGCGTTAGCAGATATCGTGCATGACCCTGATCTTGTGCTTAAAACCAAGCTGAACAAGGATCAGATTCAACGCGAAGCCGATGGCACTGTTGTAGTCGTTGATGGCTATCAGCGCACGCCCGTCAACGAATGGGCTAAGCAATCGTTGCCCGCTTGGATGCAAAAGCAACCTAAACCGCAAGGCAGTGGCGCACCGGCTGGTCGCAGTTCTAGCGAAATTCCTGCAGGCACTAAAAATCCTTTTGCACCTGAATCATTCAACCTGACAGAGCAATCTCGACTGTTTAGAACTGATCGTGATTTGTATGACAGGCTTAAGGCTGCAGCGGCACGTTAATATGAATCAACGGCAAAGCTACGCGGCGCCAGATTGGGTTACGCCCACACCGTAAACACTATTCTTGAGGATTTTTAGTCATGGCCGCAACTTTGCGCTCTGACGTGATCATCCCCGAGGTATTTACGCCTTACGTCATTGAGCAAACCACTCAGCGTGATGCCTTCCTGGCTTCCGGTGTGGTGCGCCCAATGGCTGAGCTGAATGCCACCGAGGGCGGTGATTTCATCAATGTTCCTTTTTGGAAAGCAAACCTTTCTGGCGACTTTGAAGTGCTGTCTGACAGCTCTTCACTGACCGTTGGCAACATCACTGCTGACAAGCAGATTGGTGTGATTCTGCACCGTGGTCGTGCTTTTGAATCGCGTGATCTTGCTGCTTTGGCTGCAGGTTCTGACCCTATGGCTGCCATTGGCGCCAAGCTTGGTGAGTACATTGCTAACCAGCGTCAGAAGGATCTGATTCAGTGTCTGGCTGGTGTGTTTGGTTCACTGAACACCAACACCAACAGCTCTGCTTTCTTCGATCTTTGCATCGACTCCGAAACTACTGACACTCCCACTGCGCTGTCTCCTCGCCACGTTGCAGAAGCTCGCGCACTGCTGGGTGATCAAGGCGAAAAACTGACCGCCGTTGCAATGCACAGCAAGGTCTATTACGACTTGGTTGAGCGTCGCGCAATTGATTATGTGAGCACCGATGATGCTCGCGGCACCAGCACTACTCAGTCTGGTGGTTCAATTGTTGCTGCTTACGGTGGCGTCAGCGTTCCGACCTACATGGGTCTGCGCGTAATCGTGTCTGACGACGTGGAAACCACCGGCTCCGGTGCTTCTACTGAATATGGCACTTACTTCTTCACCGAAGGCGCTGTTGCTTCTGGTGAGCAGGCTGGTACTCAGATCGAAACCGATCGTGACATCCTGGCTAAGTCTGATGCCATGTCAGTTGACCTTCACTACTGCTACCACCCCGTTGGTGCTAAGTGGGGTGTGAGCACTGTCAACCCGACTCGCACTCAGCTTGCAACCGTCGCCAACTGGTCGAAGGTTTACGAGCTGAAGAACATCGGCATGGTTCGTGCCACCAACGTCTCCAACATGGATTGATAACCATGGGAATGTTCGCCTTTAGGCGGATGCAAGCGCAAAAAGAGGCAGCCGTTAACGCGGCTGCTTCTGCGCCTGCAGAAGCGCCTCAACCTGAAAAGTCTTCTGAGAAGCCCGATGGCAATCTCGTTAAACGCAACACCGGGAAGCGCAAGCGCCAACAGCTATCTGACGCTGAGTGACGCGCAAGACATCATTGATGGTCTTGTTGAAGATGATGATGTGGTTGCCTGGTCGTCTGCTACAGATGACCAGAAAAACCGCGCTCTTTATACCGCAACGCAACGACTTGATCGTGAACGGTATCTTGGCGCGAGAGCAACTGACACGCAGGCATTGCAGTGGCCGCGCACTGGTGTTCGCAAGCCTGATACCTACATCAACACTTATGCGGTTGGTTTTCCATTCAGGATCACCACAGATTATTTCACCGACACCGAAATCCCAGATCAAGTAAAAAAAGCGCAGGCTGTGCTTGCTGTTTACTTGAACAACAATAAGGATGGTCTTGGTCTAAGTGGGCTTGACGATTACAAGAACGTCAAAATCGGCAGTCTTGACGTTACGCCTAATCAGTTTGGCGCTGTTGGTGCGGACCGCATTCCGCCAATGGTTGAGCGCTATTTGATTGGTATTAGAATTAGTGGACCAGGTAACATCGCTGTCAAACGGAGCTGATCATGGGTTATTCGTATCCTGGCGCTGAGTACATCAGCGACACTGCAGCGCATACCGGACGATTTGGCAAGGTTGTTGCGCTTGAGGATTCAGTTATCGCTACTTTGGTGGCTGAAGACATTACTGGTAATGCTTTGACTGCTGTTGTCCTAAAGGCTGACTGCGAAATCTGCGGCGTGATTACCAGCGTCACGCTGACCAGCGGTTCTGTCATCGCTTATAGGCTCTGATCATGGCAAAAGGATTTGGACAAGGCGACGTAGGCATTGACTACACGCTTGGCGCTGAAGTGATCACTGATAGCGTGGCCCATACAGGTCGGTTTAAACATATTGATTTCTACGAGAACACAACTGTCACGGCTATTGCCAGTGAAAATTACACGGGCAACACGCTTGCAGGCGAAACGTTCCCGGCTGGTTTTCATCTAGTTGGCGTGTTCACGTCAATTCAGCTCCAGAATGGGGCTTGTATTGCTTATCGAATCTGATGGCGCTTGCTGGATCGCTTCAAAAGGTTGCCAAGAAGGTTATTGGCAAGTTTGGCGGGGCCGTAACTTTTCGTTTGATCACGCGAGGAGCGTACAACACGACTACTGGTGAGATTGGCTCTACAACCTCAACAACTAACATTAAAGGCGTGCTTGACGCTGTAAAAGCCGCTGAAGTAAATGAGCTTGTCAAGGCAAGCGATAAAAAATTGACGGTGGCTGCATTGGATTTGAGCAGCGCACCTGACACCAAGGATGAAGTTGAGATTAGCGGCGTGCGGTATCAGATTGTTGAGATTGGCACGATCGAGCAGGGCAACACTGCAATTGTTTACGACTTGTTTTTGAGGGGTTGATCATGGCGCGTATTGTCAAATTAAATCAGATCGCTGAGTTTATGGGCGATCAGGTTGATCAGCTTGTGCGCGCGATGACGCTTGAGGCTGAAGGTCGATTAAAGGAAGAGACTCCTGTCGATACGGGAAGACTGCGCGGCAATTGGCAAACAAAGATTGAACCAAAGCTAGGCACAATCAGCAACAACCTTCCATACGCTGAGCCTGTAATGTACGGTACAAATTTGCCTTCTTCATGGGGCGGCAAATACCGTACACGGCAAGGCACAAAGCCAGGCTTTCCTGAGTTGATTGCTAAAGAGCTTGAAGCCTATGCACGGGCAGAATATGAGCGTATTAAGCGGAAAAGCTGATGGCTGCTGCTGATTTAAATGCCATTAGAGCTATTGTTGAAGCGCGTTTTCTTGAGGCGTTTGCATCTGACCCAATCGCCACGCAAGACGATAATTTAATTGTCACTCAGTCAGGCTTAATTTTAGTAGTACAAAGCTCTGATTTAGACATCACAACAGTATTCGCAAATAATGATTTTTCACCAGCCGCTCAGACTTCATGGATTCAGTGCATAACCGACTTTTCCGCTGGAGAGCATTTGACGATGGGATTAAGTTCGTCAAGTCCAGCCACAGAGATTAACGGCAAAATTGTAATTAACATTTTTACTCCACAGGGAAACGGGCCTGGCGTAAATTATTCTTTGGGTGATCAAGTGTGTCGAGCTTACACAAGGCAAATTGATAACCAAGTCTTTTTTGCCCCTGTTTCTGGACCAAGCCCAGTGTCTCCATCTAATCCAGCTGGGTTCTTTCAGACGCAAATTTCTGTAGGCTTTAAATATGTAGAGCAGCTTTGACGATGGCCATAACTAGCAGGAATGAGATTAGGTCAATCATCGAAAATAGGCTTGCCCTTGAGCTTGCCGACGCGCCTGCCATCCATGTTGTATTTCACAACATGGATTATGAACCTGCAGTTAATTCTTCATGGGTTCAGTGTTTAGTCAGCTTTGGCCAGAACGAATATTTGAGCCAAGGCTTGATAGCTGACTCCCATAATCGCGTTGTCGGTTTATTGCTGCTGAACATTTTTACCCCACAAGGCAAAGGCTCTGGCGCCAACTATGTGATAGCTAAGCGTGTGCGAGACCTTTACAATAGAGTCATCGTGTCGGGGGTTTACTTCGATGCAGCCAACGGCCCATCAGTATTGGCTACGCCTGTACCCGAGGGCTATTTCCAAACTCAGGTCCGTGTGACCTTTGAATTTATCGAGGAACTCTGACCATGGCCACCATTCGAGGTGAACAAGGCTCTGTCCAATTTGATGCTGCAGGTTCAACCAACGCTACTGTCGTTGGTACTCGTAGCTGGAGCCTGACCACTACGAAAGAAACGCTTGACACTTCAGTGCATGGCGACACTTTCCGTAGTTTTGTCGGCAGCATGATTTCCGGCAGCGGTACTGTCGAACTGGTTTACGATCCTGATGCAACCGGCCAAGCTGGTTTCCTTGAGGATGTGTTGACCACTGCAGATCCTGCAGACGCAACCTTTGAGCTGTTTACAACTGGTAGCGTTTCCGGTACTGATTCGATCAGTTTTGCTGGCATCATTACTGATATGGAGATCAGCTCCAACGTTGGTGATCTTGTGGTTGTTAGCTGCAGCTTTGTTACTAGTGGGACTATTACAGGCAATCTTGAATAATTGAGGATGCTGGACTAAACTTCAAAGCATCATGCTTTGTCGTTGAATGCCAGCTCCTAAATCTCGCACAGTCGATTTGCTGGTTGAGGCGTTTGACCTTAACCAGCGTCGCAAATTTGAGCTTAAGAACGCAGCGGGCGAAGTCGTAATTGAGCTGTATTTTAAGCCGATTACCCGAGCTGATCGCAAGAAAGCGCAGACGATGGCGCAAAGCGAAGAAGCTCTTGACATCAGCACTTATATGCTTTGCCAAATGGCAGAGCTAAAGGATGGTGAAAAAGCTTTTGCTTTGGCGGATGCACCTAAGTTGCAGCGTCAACTGCCTGAGTCGGTATTGAATGAGGTTGAGCTATTTCTGTTTGGCCTTGGCGGTGAAGAAAGTTTGAAAGAAGCAAAAAACGATTAGAGCAGGATAGCTGGCTCTTTTTTGAGTTCCATCTAGCCTGCGAGCTTGGGATGACAGTGAGCAAGCTTCGCACCGAGCTTACGGATGCGGAGTTTGTGCATTTTGCTGCTTACTACGAGTTAAAGGGTGAACGTGAGAAGGATGCGATGGATCGTGCAAAGCGTGGTCATCGATAAACTGAACGTATTGCAGAGCGTGCCGTGGCAGTATCCAACGTTGAACTTAGGGTTGATGCCAAAAGCGCTGTAGCGCAGCTTAATCGAGCATCTGCCGCGACGAATAAACTTGATAATGCCGTTCGCAATATGAACGGCGAATTGCAAGATAGCAGGAGCAAATTTGCTGCGTCTGGAAATGCAGCAAGGAAAGCAGGAGGGGCATTTAATTCCCTTGCTCAAAGTGTTAAAAGCGCAGCCATTGGATATGCCTCATTTGCCACTGCGCAAAGTGTTGTTAACACGGCGATTTCCCGGGAAGAGTCAGAGCGACGGATACAATTACTGGCAAAGGGTTACGGAGAAGTAAAAGAACTTTCTCAAGCGGCTGCTAATGCTTCAGTTCGTTTTGGTCAAAGTCAAACAACGGCTAACAAGGCATTGGCCAATGTTTATGCACGCTTAAGACCTGTTGGTACTTCTTTAGAGGAGATTGTTAGCACTTACAACGGTTTTAATACAGCCGCAAGACTAAGTGGTGCGACTGCTGTAGAAGCTGAAAACGCTTTTACACAACTTGCGCAGGCGCTTGGTTCAGGGGCTTTGCGTGGTGATGAGTTTAATAGCATTTCGGAACAGGTTCCGGGAATCCTTACTGCAATCTCAAAAGAAACTGGAGTTGCTCAAGGCAAGCTAAGAGCTTATGCGGCAGATGGAAAGATTACGGCTGATGTTGTTATTAGAGCTTTGCAGCGAATTGAAAAAGAAGGCGCTGATCAGCTTGAAGAAGCACTAAAAGGCCCTGAACAACAATTGAAGAATGTTACAAATAGGACTGAAGATCTTCAGGTTGCTATTGGCCGTTTAGCGCTGCCTGCTGTCTTGGCAGTTGTTGATGACTTGGCAAACAGTGCTGAACGGTGGGCAGGAACTATTGACAATCTTTCTGTTGCATTTTCTGGTCTTTCTGCTTTCCTTAATCCAGTAGTTGAAAAATTGTCGCAAATTAACGATTTAATTAGCAATATTAATCCATTGATGCTGGCTTTAAACACTATCCCTGGACTGTCGCAAATGATGGTGGGAAAACAAAGTCAACTGCCACAACCAATTAAAAATTTTGATCAACTTGGCGATCAACAAATTCAGCAAGGCTTAGCTCTTGCTGGTATTAGACCTCCTGCTGCAGTCACTTCCGCAGATTCCAAAGCAGCAAAAGAACGTGTTGACATGTCTGAAGCAATGCTTGCTTTGCTTCAAAAACGCAGAGAGCTTGAGCTTTCTTCGGATCGGTTTGGCAAATTAGAAATTGAAAGAGCAATCAAATTGCAGCAAATTATGGAAAAAAATATGCTGCCAATTGAAAGGCAAAACGTTATAGAAGAAGCAAATTTTATTCGCCAGCAGGGCATTAACGAAATTTTCAAAGAAAGAGCCAATCTCTTGTTGGCACAAGCCAAAGGGGCGCAACAGCTGGCTACGAACATGGCTGGATTGGCACTTGAAGAGCAAAATAAAACTTTGATCGCCCAACAAGAAAAAATGGATCAACTTTACCGTTCAATTGGTGATTCAATTCAGACTGGTATTGTTGACTCATTGACGGCTGCCGTAGAAGGCACAAAATCGCTTGCTGAAGTTGCCTCTGACACGTTAAGAAGCCTTGCCAATATCATGCTCAAATTCGGCTTGCAGACGTTCCTAAGTGGTCTTGGTGGTAACGATGGCGTTGGAGTCTTTAGCAAGCTCTTTGGCGGCGGCAAAGCCTCCGGTGGCACCGTAAAAGGAGGTACGTCTTACCTCGTTGGTGAACGTGGCCCTGAATTATTTACACCTGGTCGTACTGGCAGCATTGCGCCAAACAATTCCATGGGTGGCGCTAACGTAACAGTAAACGTAGATGCTTCTGGCTCACGTGCTCAAGGTGACAATGCAAACGCATCACAGCTTGGCAAGGCAATCGGTGCAGCTGTTCAGGCTGAATTGATCAAACAACAGCGACCCGGAGGCTTGTTGGCACGCTAATGGCTACTTTTCCTTCAATTACTCCAACGTACGACGCGCAAAAATCTAGTCGCCCAAATGTTCGTACGACTAGATTCGGTGACGGTTATGAGCAACGCGTATCCTTTGGGCTGAATCAAAATCCAAAAGAATGGTCGCTAGTTTTCGTGGTGTCAGAAACGGACGCTGACACAATTGAAACGTTCCTTGATGCGCGTGCTGCTGATAACGCTGCTTTTGATTGGACGCCGCCTGGGACGGTGACACCGTATAAATGGATTTGCTCTGAATGGTCAAAATCGATTCCGTACCTGAATCGAGCTACGATACAAGCAACATTCCGCCAAGTATTTGAGCCATGAGCACTATTGTCACTAGAGCTGGCAAGGGCTCACCGCTTACTCACACCGAAGTTGACGCCAACTTCACCAACCTTAATACAGACAAAGCTGGTTACGTAGCGGGCGAAGGTGGAGCAATCTCGCAGGCCACCAGCAAAAGCACAGGCGTCACGCTTAGCAAAAAGTGCGGTCAAATCACAATGAACGCAGCGGCACTTGCTGCTGACACAACCGTGACTTTCACGCTGACCAACACCGAGATCGTTGCTACCGACATCATTGTCCTCAACCATGTCAGCGGAGGCACCGCTGGTTCGTATCTACTGAATGCTCAGGCTGGATCAGGTTCCGCAAGCATTAATGTCCGCAACATTACTAGCGGATCATTGTCGGAAGCGATCGTGATTGGCTTTGCAATTATTAAAGCTGTAGTTAGCTGAACATGGCTTACGTTGTCTCCGGTTACTGGGATG